ATGATCGGCCAATACCAGGACGCCTTCCAGTGTCGGCTCATCGTGATGATCGACGACGTGTTCCCGGACAGTGTCGGCTTCCTGGAAGACCTGATCCACGACGCAGACCCTGAGCAGGACCTGCACCTGCTGCTCGACAGCCCCGGCGGTGACGGGGAGACCGCCATCCGGTTGGTCCGCTCGATGCAGGCGCGGTGCCGCGAGTTGACGGTGCTGATCCCGGACCAGGCCAAGAGCGCCGCCACGCTCCTGGCCCTGGGCGCTCACCACATCGTCATGGGTCCCACGAGCGACCTCGGTCCCGTGGATCCGCAGTTCCGCGTCCCGCGCGGGTCGGGCGGCTACGACCTCGTGGCCGCGAAGGACATGCTCGAGGCCGTCGAACGCGCCGAGAAGGCGGTGGCTGAGGAGCCGGCCACGTTCCCCCTACACGCCGCGCTGCTCGCTGATGTAACGGGACTGATGGCCGCAACGGCGAGGTCTGCGATCGCCCGAACTGACGATCTGGTCGTGGAGTGCCTGGCCAGCTGTAGCGGCCGGTCAGACGAGGAGGTCGCCGAGCTCGCTCAATCACTGCATGAACCGCTGATCGATGCACCTCGCAGTCATGCTGCCGTCTTCGGCGCCGAGGCTGCTCGGCGCGCGGGGCTACCCGTGCGAGTTGTCGATCCCCGAAGTCCGCAGTGGCAGTTGATCTGGCGCTTGTACATCAAGTACCGGACGCTCCCGCTGTCCGGAGTCTACGAGGGTGTGGCCGCCTCGCAGGTGGTGCCACCCATGCGCTAGGTCCGCCTTCCCCTGGAAGGACAGTCGCTAGCGCTCCGTCAGCCTGGGCCTGTTCCGCTCCTCGATCTGCACCTCGCCGCGCGCGAACTTCCGCACGCCGTAGACCTCGTACATCTCGTAGCGCGCCGCCTCCTCGGACTCGTACTGCCGCGCGTTGCCCGGGTACGGCGTCCACCCGCGACCGCTCCGGTTCTCGCCCCACCAGTGCTTGCGCTCGCCCGGGCCCTCGCAGGTGATCACCCAGTGTCTCACTGCGTCCCCCTAACCCCTCGTGTGTCAGGCGCACCTGCCGAGCCAAAGGCCGCATCGACGACCCGTCGCGTCTTCTCCGCGCTCTCCCGGAACAGGTGCGAGTACGTCTTCAACGTCTCGGTCGCGTCCTTGTGCCCGACGCGCCGGGCCACGACGACCACGCTCTCGCCGCCCTCGATGAGCATTGACACGTAGCTGTGCCGCAGGTCGTGGAAGTGCGTGCCCTTCGGCAGGCCGGCCACGCGTAGGGCGACGGTCCAGGTGCGGTGCAGGTTGCGCCGGTCGAGGCAGCCACCGCGGGTGTTCGCGAACACCAGGTTCCACGGCCCCCGCGGGTAGGCGGCGATGTGCTCGGCGAGCGCCTCGAGCACCAGGTCGGGCACCGGCACGGTGCGCCGGCTGCTCGGGGTCTTCGGCGGGCCCAGGTGCACCTCGGTGCCGGTGACGTCGACGAGCTGCTGCACGACGTGCAGCTCGCGCCGCAGGAAGTCGATGCGGTCGACGGTGAGCCCGAGGCACTCCCCCAGCCGCAGCCCGGTGCCGCCGGCAAGCAGGATCAGCGCCCGGTACCGGAGGCCCGCCGCCTCGGCGACCGCCAGGACCTGCTCGACGGTCATCGGGTCGACGTCGCGGCGCTCGATCTCGGGCAGCCGGATCCGCCGGCATGGCGAGGCCGCCAGCATGCCGTCGAGGACGGCGCTGTTGAACACCGCGCTGAGAGTCTTGAGCACTCCGGCCACGGTGGCCGGCGCGAGCGTCTGAGCGAGGCCGGTCGCGAGGGCCTGAACGTCGCTACGGCGTACCTGGGACACCGCGCGGGCGCCGAGGGTCGGGTAGACGTGCAGGCGCAGCTGCCGCTCGATGAGAGCGGCGCTGCCGGCTCGGTGCGGCTGGGCTGCCCGCCAGGCCTCGGCGACCTCGCGCAGCGTCGCCCTGCCGGCGGCCGCGTCGACGTAGGTGCCGCGGGCCATGTCGGCGGTGACGACGGCGGCTTGCCGGTCGGCGTCGACCTTCTTGGCGAAGTTCGCCTCGCGGCTGCGGCCGTCGGGGTCGCGCCAGCGGACACGCCAGGCGCCGTTGTCGCGGCGCTTCACGCTAGCCATGGACCGTCACCCGACTCGCCACTGGTACTCGGTGACCCGGCCACTGGCCGCCAGTTCTGCCTTCACAGCATCTAATCGCATGTGTAGCCGTCGATCGCGTCGAGGATGCGCCAGCCGCGCACGCACGGGGTGCCAGGAATGGTCCGTCAGCAGGGCGCCTGCATCCCGCACAACATCCCCAAGCTCCGAGGGGATCGAGCCGGCGTATTCGGGATAGTCCTCCTCCAGGTGAACCTGCGAAACGCGGCGAGCAACCGTGGCAGCGTAGACGTAACGATCCAAGGCAGGGCGCGACGTAGCGGCCATGAGGCCGGCAGTCTCCAGGCCCAAGACTGCGCGCTTGAACGCCTCATAGTCACCAGCGAAGGCCCATCGCAGTGTGTCCACGTTGCCCATCGCCTCAATCACAGCCACCCTGGCGGCGCGACGCTCCCGACCACTCGATAGGTACGGCCCCACGATCGTGCCAAGGATCGCGGCAGCTGCAGTCGTGAGCAGCTCGGCACCGGTGGCCATCAGCGCGACCTGGGCCGGCGCTGCACCCGGTGCTGCTCGCGGTAGTGCCCGTTGCTGCTGGCGCCGGAGATCATCCAGGCGTCGAGGTCAGCCGCCTTGAACGCCCAGGAGCTACGCGGCGTCTCGCGCACCCCGGCCAGACGGCCGACGAGCGCTGCTTGGCTGACCGCCGACCGTGACCGCCCGGTGTACTCCGCGGCCTGATCGGCGTTCAGCCAGCCGTCCCGCGCGGACTCCTTCGACGCCGCCTCGAGCCGCTCGGCTCGCTGCAGGACCGCCCTGGTCTCGTACACCAGGTCCTCGACGACGTCGGTCAGGGCGTAGAGGCCCTCGAGCACGCGGCCGTCCGGGCGCTGCCAGAGCTGCTGCCGCGCCACCCGGTCCTGCTTCACCTCGGCGATCGTGTGCGGGCCGACCGGTGGGTCGGGGTGGTGCTGGCGGCACCAGCGCTCGCCGTCGAGGACGCCGCGGCCGCACCGGAGGTTGAGGCGCACGGCCACGCCCGCCTGGCAGCGGGGCCGCCCGTCGGGAGCCGACTCCGGCATCCCGCTGTGGCGCTCGACCTTGACGAACCTTGTGTAGTGCGAGACGTCGCTCTTCTGCCCGAGCGCCCGGACGATGTCGGCGTCCTTCATGCCCAGGTAGGGCGTCAGGTCGACGTACGGCGGCGGGGCCGCCCTCCGCTTCCGGCTGGGGTTCGCCTTCTCGGACGCCGCGAGCTGCTGCTCAGCGAGCCGCTGCTGAGCGTCGCGGACGACCTCGCCGAGCAGCTCGGAGAGGTGGTGATGGTCAGGGACAGGGGCTTCCACGGTCACTCAAGGCGCTCCGTCGACGGCCTGGTCGATCGCTTCGATCGACTCCTTGGTAGCCGGGGGCGTATCGAAACCGCCGTCCGCCGCGTTCCGATAGTGACTCTCCGCGAGAGCCATAGCCACGCGCACCCACTCCTCAATAGGTGCATTGCCCTTGGCCGCTTCCACCATGTGCAAGATGGTGCGCTCGGTAATCGGCTCTAATGCGCTCGCCCGTTCTGCTCGGCTACGCGGGCGGCGCCGGCTTGCCATCACTAGGTCGTTACCGACCTGCCCCGACGCAGCCTCCTGCAACTCCCGCGCGAGGTCCAGGTCAATGCCGTCCCGAATGCGCACAGCCTCTGCGCGCTGCTCGTCCCCATCAAGGTCGACAAGCTTAGGCAGCATGTCCTGGTAGCGGTCATGCCAGACGGTGTCGATTGGCGCGCCAAAGCATCGCTCACCCCAGACCTCAACCGCTTCCGTATCCCAGCCAAGCCGCTTGGCGAGGCGCCGCTCCACGCCTGAGTGCCGAAGCAGCGCTCTATCCCCAATGGGATAAGCAAGCGACTCCTCGGCCTTGGCAGTCTGCGACAAGAGGTGCGCCGTCTCCCGCATGGCTGACGCGTGCTCGCGCAAACGATCCGCGTCGGCGAGCAGCATCGCAGAACGTTCTGCGGCCAAGCCCTGCATACGCTGTAACTGGCCGCGAGTGAGGCGGACTCCGGCGCCTTTGAAGAACTCACGAAGTCGCTGCCACAGGTCCGGGGTATCGCGCTGTAGCACCTCTACAAGTTCCGCAGCCAGCATGAGGCCGGTACTGCTGGGTCCAGGAACCTGCACCGCCCTAACGGGTAAGGGCGGAATCAAGAACCAGACCAACGGCAGATCGAACGCTCGACTGAAGGCAACCAGGTCGTCAGCTGTGAACTCACGTAACCGGCCGCCGGCCACTGAGCGCTCAACCGCACTCCACACAGCCTTGGACCACCTAGTGCCCAGGTAGGGCGCGAGACGGTCCGCCGCATCCTGCTGCGTCAGGCCCAGGTTGAGACGGGCTCGACGAAGGTTCGCAGCAACGATCTGGTTCGGGGTCAGTACGTCTGGTCCCTCAGTCACGCGCTGACCCTACGGGCGTCGTTGCCGTGTAGTCAACACGCAGGCAACTCGTCCAGCTGCTGCTTGACCAACGCACTGCGGAGCACTACAACAGGTCTGTGGCCGCGCAGTCGACATGCACCGAAGCAGACTCCCGGCTGCGAGCCGCGAGGGTGCAAGCAGGTCGAGGCCTGCGCGAGACGGCCCGAGCCGTCAACCGGGACCCGAGCCACTACCTGCGGATGGAGCGCGGGATAGCGCGCCTCGACGCACGCACGCTCCTGCAACTCGCTCAGTTCCTTCAAGTCCCCGCGACTGATCTCGTAGCGCTCTGAGGGTCGGAGTAGCCAGGCCGCGACGACAACCGCCGTCGCGTTCAGCAAAAGCCGCGGCCAGGTGCTGGAACACCTGCCGCGGCGTGACGGGAAGGAACCCCGTGACCAGCACAGTACGCAACCCGATCCAGAACAACCAGTCCCCTGTTCAGGTGATCGCACCGCCCACCATCGCCACCCTGCCCCCCCTTCCGTCGTGGGCGGCGCACATCAGCGTCGAGGGCCCCTACCTCGATGCCACGTCCGAGGACGTGGGCGGTCCGATCACCGTCGACGGGGAGCTCCCCGGCATGCAGGACGAGCTGAAGGTCAACCTGCGGATCACCGAGGAGATGCGGGCCGATCGCACGGTCACCCGCACCTCGCCCGTCGTCGAGGTACACGCCGGCTGGGCGCTGCAGCTCGACGCAGCGCAGGCCGGCACGCTGCGTGAGAACCTCAGCCTCGCGCTCTCCCTGCTCGAGGGCAAGCAGCCGGACGAGGACAAGCGTGAGGCCCGGCACGAGCCGGTGGCCAGGCCGAACAACGCGCCCGAGGTGCCCGACAGGACGACCAGCCAGCGCCTCGTGCCGCTGCCCGTCTCCGACCACTACGCGCGCGGCTACACCGCACACGTCGGTGGCCGCACCGGCCAGCCGGACCCGAACGACCCGTCGGACACGATCGAGGTCTGGGGGCACTGCAGGCCCTTCTGCAGCGCGACCGAGGGCATCCGCACCGATGGGCTGACCGTCGGCGAGCACGGCCCGTTCTGCCAGTCGCAGATGACCGCTGGCATCGACGGCCGCGACATGGCCGGGGAGCGCGCCTCGATCTACGCGACCGTCGTCCAGGCGTACCAGCACGGGACGTACCTGCGCGCCGACCTGTACGGGCGCCACTTCGAGCCCGAGGTCCAGCTCGACCTGGTGCTGCGTGGCATCGAGCCGGACGAGGGCGACAGCGACGCCCGGAAGGTCAACATCTCGATCGGTGACGCCCGCCGGCTCGCCGCCGGCTTGATCCGCGCGGCCGAGGTGGCCGACCGCCTGGACATCGACCTGCAGGACGCCAAGCGGGCCCGGGCGGAGAACCGATGAGCCGCGCCGCCGAGCAGGCCGAGCTGAAGGCTCGCCTGCGCGTCCTGCAGGCGGACGACCCGCTGCACGACGAGGTCTTCGCCCGGCTCGTGCTGCTCGACAGCCTGCAGCGTGCCGAGGACAAGGCCGCGGCAGCCGAGCTGTCCCCGTGGCAGCTGCTCGAGCGAATCGAGCTGGCCCGCGCCCTGATCCTCCACCACTTCGGCATGGACGGCCGCGGCGCCCGGGAGGTCCTCGCCGCCCTGAACGGCGCGACCGGCGAGCAGATCAGCCGTCCCGAGGTCACCCGGCTCGCGGAGCGGCGCGTGCCCCATGGCTGAGCCCGAGCCGCTGCTCACGCCGGCGGACGTCGAGGCGTGGCTCGCGCTGCCGCAATCGACGCAGCGCAACATGCGCTCGGCACGGCGCATCCCGTACCTGCGGCTCGCGGGCGGGGCGGTGCGCTACCGGCGCGCCGACCTCGAGCGCTGGCTCAAGGAGGCCGAGAAACCGGTCGTCGTCCACCCGCCGCTGCCGCTCGGGCGGCCGCGGAAGCGGACGGCGGGTGCGCGGTGACCGTCCACAGCAGCACTAGCGCGCTGCGCCACGAAGTCGACCCGATCAACGCCGGCCGGCCGTGCTTCACCTGTGATAGGCCGCTCGTCGACCGGCCGCCGCTGGTGCTACACGACGGCGTCGACACGGCGCCGCAGGGCATGTGGCTGCACGCGGAGCGCGCTGTCCGACTCGCCGGACACCGGCTGCGTGACGGGCTACGCGCACCCGGCGGAGGCGCCGGATGACGGCACCAGTCGACGACGACCTGCGGGCTGCCCTGGCGCTGCGCGAGGACGAGACCGTCGAGGTGGTCTCGATGCCGGCCGAGCGTGGCAACAGCGCCACGCTCGGCCGGGCGTTCACGATCCCCGCCCAGCTCGACGACGCCGTGGCGTTCGCCGCAGCCGAGGCCGCTCGCGAGGCACGCACCGTCTCCGTCGGCATCGGCTGCCTGACCCCGGCCGCAGCCGACCGCATCGGCGTGCCAGGAGGCTGGGCTCGAGCAGGCACCTCGAACGCGGAGGCCGAGGGGATCGACCTGCTGCTCGGCTACAGGTGGATGGCCGTCGACATCGACCCCGACAAGCAGCAGCCCGAGACTCTCGCCGAGCTCTACGGCCGGCTCAGTACGCTGCCACCCGCGACCGCTCTGGTGGCCTCGGGGGCCGGCCTGCACGGCTGGTGGCGGCTAGACAGGATGGTGCGACCGGAGCAGGGCCGGCGCCTCCTCGCCGCCCTTGCCGACGCGGTCGGCGGGGACCGAGGCACCGTCCAGGCCGCACGCGCCCTGCGCCTGCCCGGGACGTTCAACGCCAAGCCGCACGTCCAGCTGCACGCGCGGCTTGCCTTGCCCGCGCACACCACCGACCACGACCCGAACATCCTGCTCGAGGCCGCACTGGCGCTGGCTCCCCCTCCCGCGCCGGTCGCGCAGCCCCGCACGCCCCAGCCGCGCGCCTACGACGGCAACGACCTCAAGGAGCGGGTGCGCGCCCGCTACGACCTCGCCGCCGAGCTTGACCGCGTCTGCGGACCCGCCCGCCGAGGTGACTGGTCGTGCTTCGCCCACGAGGACCGCACCCCGAGCCTGCGGCTGGTGCAGGGCGCCGACACCGCGGCGATCTGCTACGGCGGAGGCCACCCCGACGGGGTCGGGCTGCGCAAGGACAGCGGCCACGTCCTCGACGTCTTCGACCTCCTGGCATGGGAGAACGGCATCTCCACGCGGCAGATGCTGTCCGATCTGGTCACCGAGGAACGCGGCCGCAAGGCCGTGGTGGTGTCGGCGCCCGTCGGGCCTGGCCTGCCGCGTCTCGCCGAAGTCCTGCGCCGGACGGCCTCACGTGCATGAGCGCGCTGTGCACCCCGCGGCCGGGCCTGCCCGTGCCCGACCCGCGCATGTTCCACGGGTACGCAGGTGATGTCGTCCACGTCCTGGACCCCAGCACCGAGGCCGACCCGGTGGGAGTCCTCGTGACCCTCCTCGCGACCTTCGGCGCCTGCGTCGGCCCCGGCCGCTACACCCGCGTCGGGTCGAGCAAGCAGGGCGCGCGCATCTGGCCGCTGCTCATCGGGCCGACCGGTGCCGGCCGCAAGGGCACGACGTGGGCGGTCACGTCCGAGTTCTTCTCGCGCGCCGGCGGCGACCACTTCCTGCGCTTCAACACCGTGCACGGTGGCCTCTCCACCGGCGAGGGCTTCGTCAACCTGGTGCGGGACCCGCCCGTCGACGACGCCAAGCCCGAGAAGAAGGCCGTGCAGGCGCCCGCGACCTCGTTCGACCGGTACACCGACAAGCGCCGGCTCATCGTTGAGCCGGAGTTCGCGCGCCTGCTCGCCGCCGGCCGCCGGGACGGCAGCACTCTCAGCCCGGTCCTGCGCTCCGCCTGGGACAGCGGCCACCTCAGCGTCGTGACCCGCGGCGACCCGCTGGTCGCCAGCGGCGGGCACGTCAACATCGTCGGGCACGTGACCAGGCGCGAACTGCTGGCGAAGGCCACCGACACCGACATCAGCGGTGGGCTGCTCAACCGCTTCCTGCCCGTGCTCGTACGACAGAGCAAGGACCTGCCGCTCGAGCACGAGGCTGACGAGTGCGCAGTGACGTCACTGGCCGAGCAGTGGCGTCACAAGGTCAACGACGCCCAACGCGGGACCTACGTGCGCCGCTCCCCCGCCGGTGACGAGCTGTGGGAGGCCGAGCTGTACCGGGTCTTGAAGGTCCCGGAGGCCGACGAGGACAACGTCGTCGGCGAGCTCCTCGTGCGCGGGCACGCCTACGTCATGCGGCTCGCCCTCACCTTCGCGCTGCTCGACAACGACGACCTGATCGAGCCCGAGCACCTGCTCGCTGCCGCGGCCCTCTGGGAGTACGCCTCGTCATCCGCCCGCGCTGTGTGGGGAGCTCAACAAGCCGAGACCGACGAGGCGCGGCTCGCCCGGCACGCGCAAGGCGCAGGCGAGGCCGGCGTCACCCGCAGCCAGGCGTCGAAGCTGTTCAGCGGGCACCGGACCACCGCCGAGATCGACGCGCTGTTCGCCGGCCTCGTCGGCGAGGGCAAGGTCAAGCAGACCATCCGCGCGACAGGCGGCCGGCCGGCCGTCGTCTACGTGTGGTCCGGCCCCTCCGAGCAGAGGGTCGCGTCGTGACGACCCTTCTTTCGCACTTCTTCCGCACCCCTCGCGGAACAAGAAGGAGCCGCTGACCTGCACTTCTTCTACTTCCTTCGCTTCTTTCGCTTCTTCCGCAGGAACAGGCGACAGAGCACCAACTTCATCAGCACGTCGAGGGCCACGTAGTGGGTGGTCAGGGAGGGCTGTGTCCTCCGCTGGCGGACCCGGCCAGGAAGAGCAGAGGTGGTTGCGTTGAGAGATCGCGTTGCGGCTGAGCTGGTCGCTCGCCCCTCCGGGGCCGCTCCGGCCGCGGCTGGCGTCGGGCGGGTCGGCTGCGGTACGCGGGTCGTGACCTGCCGCTACCTGCGTCGCTCCGGCGCTCAGTGCACGGCCGAGGCGGCGGACGAGCAGGTGCTGCTGTGCACCCGGCATCTCGGCGAGGTCCTCGTGCAGCTGCAGCAGGCCGGGATGCTCAGCGGCAGGAACGGACGGTGACTGGCCTGGACCTGACGTCGGCCGCGGTCGACCTCAACGAGCTGGCGGACTGGTGGGCCGAGCTCGAGGCCGACCGCGAACATGGAACCCGCCGTCGCTGGACCGAGCAGCAGCAGGACGTCGACGCGTCCGGACGCCGGGTCCCGCTGCCCGCGCAGACCGCCTGCCCGGAGTGCGGCGCTGAACTGCTGCGCCGGCAGCACACCTTGCCGGCCGGCGCCGTCGTGCTCGACGGTCAGCCCTGGTGCCCGAGCGGCCACCTGCCGCCCGTCACCTGGAAGGCCAGCGCCGCACCCGGCCGCCTCGACGTGCTCGAGGTCCTCGTCGACCTCGTGCCCGCCGCGCTCGAGCTGGAAGCGGAGGTGCGGGAGCACCTGTGCGAGCCGGTCAGCGAGCGCAACGCTCACCTGGGAGTGGCCGAGCCGGTGTTCCAGCGCGCCGCCGACCGCGAGCAGGTGCTGACCGGCGGGACGGCTCGACCTGACGACGTCGACGCCCGCATGCCCGAAGCGCTCCGTTGGCTGGCGGTCCACGCCCACCGCGTCACGGACGCCGACCTGCGTGACCACATCGACCGGGAGGCCGGGCGGATGGCCCGCGCCGCTCGGCGCAAGCTCGGCACGGCTGAGCGCACCCAGCAGCTCCGCAAGCCCTGCCCGGTCTGCGGCCACCTCTCGCTCGTCGCCTTCCTCGAGCGCTGCCCGCGCAACCACTGGGAGCGCTGCACCGACCTCCGCTGCACCGCGGACCACGGGCAGGTGGTCTGCACGGCCAACGTCCGCGGCGAGCAGCCGCTGTGCGAGTGCGGGCTCGAAGGTTGCTCCTGCCACCGCGGCGGGCGTCACCGCTGGGACCCCGAGGACTTCCGTCGCCTCGGGCTCGTGCTGGACGCCGGGTGATCCAGACCCTGCTCACCGCGCGGGAGGCCGCCGCGATGGTGCAGCGCGAGCCCTCGACCATCCGGTGGTGGGCGCACCGCGGACTGCTGCAGGCGGCGGGCCGGCAGTCCGAGACGGGCGCTGTGCTGTACCGCCGGCGCGACGTCTGGCTCGTCGAGCGAGCGGCGCGCCAACGCCGCTCTCCTGGGCGCCCTCGCCGGGCAGCGTCGTCATAGGTCCAGACGGTTGAGGGACGTCACTTCCTCGGCAGACGCTTCAGCCGAGGCTGCTTGAGCAATGCGCTTGGCTGCCTTGCGGGCCAGTCCCGCGTCCTTCGAGAACCAGCGATCACCCAAGGCACCGCATGCCGGCCACGCCACCCTTCGAAGTTCCAGGGCGCAGGCAGCTCGCTGACCGGTGTCGCGTCTCCGACGGGGACGCGCTCGAGAAGCACGCCGAGAAGGAACGGCGCTCCTCTTGCGGCTCGTAGGCCGTGTCGCAGCAACGTCCGCCAGGAGGAGGGTGTGCGCTTGTACGAGTACATGGCGACGTCCGCGAGCAGCTTGCCGAGGAAGCCGCTGAAGAGGCCAGCGCTTGCGCCGGCCAGCAGCGCTTGCGTCAGTGCGTCGTTCACGAGGACAACCTCACACCGCAGTGTGCATCGGCGCCGGGTGCTTGACCTAAATCACCAACACCCTCATCTTCTATCATGAGGCGTAGCCCCAGCGGAGAGCGAGCGAGTGGGGCAACAGCTGGGCCTTTCGGCCCGCTGCACCTCCTGACGACCCCCGCTCTGCTGGGGGGCGAGCTGTGCCAGCGGCCTGTCGTCCCCTCGGGCCCGCCGGGGTGCAGCCGGCGCACGCGCTGCGGTGGCTGGGCTGAGCGCTCCGCGCGCCCGGCCCCGGCCCCTGTCGCTGAGCAGCCGGAGGCGCCGCCCTTGCCCACCCGACCGCAGACCACCACCGAGCGCGGCCTCGGGCACGAGCACCAGAAGGCCCGCGTCGCCCTGCTGGCCCGACACGTCGATGGCACGCCGTGCTGGTGGTGCGGCCAGCCGATGTACCGCAGCCAGGCGCTGGAGGCGGATCACAGCACCTCGCGGGCGAAGGGCGGCACCCGGGCCGACCGCCTCCTGCACGACCTGTGCAACCGGCAGCGCGGTGACGGCAGCCGCGACGGTGAACGCCCGGCGCTGAGCGGCGCACCGCCACGATGGACGACGCGGGAGTGGTAAAAACAATGGCCCCAAAAAATCCAGCCCTATTCTTTCCTGACTCCTCGCCAGTCACCGTTTTCTCCCCCCGCGGCCTGACCGGGGGTCGCGGGCGCGAGGGCGTGGCCTGACGTGGGCGACCTCGAGGTGGCTACGGAGGAGGCGCTGGCGGCGGCCAGTCACCTGACGGGCATGGACTCCGGCGCCGTGAAGGCGCTCCGGACGCTGGCGCGCAAGATCGATCAGGACGAGGAGCGGTGGGCGCTGGCGCTGGCGCATGCGGCGGGGAGCAAGACGAAGCCGCCGTCCCCGGACAACGTCTCGCTCCCGACCTACCTGAAGTACTGCGAGTCGCTGGGGCTGACGCCTGCCGGGCGCCTGCGCTTCACCCCGTCGAAGGGCGCTGAGGGTGGCAAGCTCGGCCAGCTCCGCTCGGTCGCGAGCACCTGACCGTCTCGGCTCGGAGACCCCGCGCGTCTGGACGCCGCCGCTTCGGCCGCTGACGCCGCAGACCTCGCTGGGCTTCGCGATGATCGACTTCGCCCGGGACGTGGTAGGCGTCCCTCTCCTGCCCTGGCAGCGGTGGCTGGCGATCCACGCGCTCGAGCTGCTGCCGGACCGGACGTTCCGCTTCCGCACCGTCGTGCTGCTCGTGGCCCGGCAGAACGGCAAGAGCACGTTCCTGCAGGTGCTGGCCCTGTTTTTCCTGTACGTGCGCGGCGTGCCGTTGGTGATCGGGACGGCTCAGAACCTCGACATCGCCGAGGAGGTCTGGCGCGGCGCGGTCGACATCGCCCGCGACGTCCCGGAGCTGGCTGCGGAGATCACGCAGGTGGTCGAGGTGAACGGCAAGAAGGCGCTGGTCCTCGCGGGTCGGCAGCGCTACAAGGTGCAGGCGGCGAACCGCCGCGGTGGCCGTGGCCTCGCGGGTGACCTCGTGATGCTCGACGAGCTCCGCGAGCACCAGACGTGGGCGGCCTGGTCGGCGGTGTCGAAGACGACGATGGCCCGCCCGCTCGCGATGGTGTGGGCGGTCAGCAACGCCGGCGACGCTTCAAGCGTCGTGCTGGCGCACCTGCGGGTGATCGCGCACATGGCGCTGGGCAACCCGGACGGGCTGGAGTTCCCGCCGGACGCGGCGCCGGAGGACGTCGACCTCGACGACGGCGACGAGTCGCCGGGCATCTTCGAGTGGTCGGCGGAGCCGGGCTGCAGCGTCCGGGACCCGGTCGGGCAGGCGCAGGCAAACCCGTCGCTGGGGAACACGATCACGCAGCGGGCGATCGACTCTGCGGTCCGGACGGACCCGGAGGCGGTGCTGCGCACCGAGGTGCTGTGCCAGTGGGTGGACCGGCTGGTCCCGTCGGTGATCGACCCGCAGGTGTGGGAGGCCGCGGGCGACCCGGACTACGGGCCGCTCACCCCGGTGGCGTTCGGGTTGACGGTGGCCCCGGACCGCTCGCACACCTGGATCGGGGTCGCCGGCCGGCGCCGAGACGGGCTGGTGCAGGTCGAGGTGGCCGCTGAGGGCCCGGGGGTGGATTGGGCGGCGGACTGGCTGGTCGAGCGGGCCGAGTCGTGGGATCCGTGCGCGGTCGTGCTGGACGGCACCGCGAAGGCCCTCGCGCAGCCGCTGCTGGCGGCCAAGGTCGACCCGGTCCTGACCACCACGCCGGATCGCGTCCAGGCGACGGTGGGTCTGTACGACGCGCTGGGCGCCGGCCAGCTGCGGCACACCGGCGACCCAGCGCTGGCGGAAGCGGCCCGCACCGCGACGCGCCGCCATTTGGGTGACGGGTGGGTGTGGGAGGGCGAGCCCGTCGGCCCGCTGGTTGCCGTCGGGCTGGCCCGCTACGGCCTCATCGCCTTCGGCAGCAAGCGCCCGCCGCCGCCCCCGGAGTCGATCCCGACCACCGACCACTTCCAGAGCCGCTCCGTGGCCACCGCGGGCTTCTAAGCCGAACAGGGGGCGCAACCGTGACCAGTCCGGGCCCCGCGTCGACCCGTGCGACCGGCTACGCGAACGGCACGGCCAACTGGTGGCAGATGGTGGAGCTCGAGGAGACCCCCGAGCTGCGCTGGCCGCAGTCGATCCCGGTCTACCGGCGGATGCGCACGCAGGACTCGCAGGTCTCCTCGGTGCTGCGTGCGGTCACCTCCCCGATCATGCGGACCCGGTGGTACGTCGAGCCCGGCGATGCCCGCCCGGAGGTGGCGCAGCAGGTCGCCGACGACCTCGGTCTGCCGCTCAAGGGCGCTCCAGGTCCTCGGGTGCTGCGCACCCGGGACCACTTCTCCTGGCGCGAGCACCTGCAGCACACGCTGCTGATGCTGTCCTACGGCCACATGTTCTTCGAGCCGGAGTACCGGTTCGACGACCGCGGCATGGCCAGGCTCCGCAAGCTGGGCGCCCGGCCGCCGTGGACCATCTCGAAGATCGACGTGGCGCAGGACGGCGGCCTGGTCGCGATCGAGCAGCCCCCGCTGCGCGGCGAGACCAAGCCGCGGCGGATCGAGGTCGACCACCTCGTCGCCTACGTGTACGAGCGCGACCCGGGCAACTGGCTGGGCAACTCGCTGCTGCGGGCGGCGTACAAGAACTGGTTCCTCAAGGACCCGACGCTGCGGGTGTGGTTCCAGACCATCCAGCGCAACGGCATGGGCATCCCGCTGTACACCGCCGCCGAGGAGGAGACGGACCTCGAGGCCGGCAAGAAGATGGCCCGGGAGTGGCAGGCCGGCGACAGCGCCGGCGGCGCGATCCCGAACGGCTCGAAGATGCAGCTGCTCGGCGTGGAGGGCGAGCTGCCGGACGCGCGGCCGGCGGTGGAGTACCACGACCGCGCGATCGCCAAGGCGGTGCTGGCGAACTTCCTCAACCTCGACGCGCAGGGCGGCTCCTACGCCCTGGCGTCGGTGCAGGCCGACACGTTCGTCCAGTCGCTGCAGGGCGTCGCGGAGCAGATCGCCGATGTGACGACGCAGCACGTCGTCGAGGACATGGTCGACCTCAACTGGGGGCCGTCCGAGCCCGCCCCGCAGGTGGCGTTCGAGGAGATCGGCACCCGCCAGGCCGCGACGGCGCAGGCCCTCAAGGCGCTGTTCGACGCGGGCGCCATCTTCCCCGACCGCAACCTCGAGGAGGCTCTGCGCCAGACCTACGGCCTGCCGCCTAAGGACCAGCCCGCCCCCGTACAGGAAGGCACCTGATGGACAGCAGCCCGCGTCGCGACCACGCGCACGGCGGCCTGATCGGCGGCCGCGCGGTCACCCGCCCGGCCCTCCGGCCCGAGTGGGTGCTGACGTTGCGCCAAGCCGCCGCGCTCGCGCTCGTTCTGCACCGCCCCCGCAGGGGCGACCGGTGACCACGCGCGCCTCCCGTCGGGCGCTCGCCCTGACCGCCGGGTCCGGGCCCGCTCCCTGGTACCGCGTCGGCCCCGTGATGGCCGTCGCCGCTGAGGAGCCGGACACCGCGACCACGACGAGCGCGGACGTGTACGTCTACGACGTCATCGGCGGCTGGTTCGGCATGACCGCCGACGACTTCGTGCGCGACGTCGCCTCGCTCGACACCGACCGCATCGTGCTGCACCTGAACACCCCGGGCGGCGCGGCGTTCGAGGCCGTGGCCATGGCCAACGTCCTGCGCGCGCACCGCGCCGAGATCGTCGTGCACGTCGACGGCCTGGCGGCCAGCGCCGGGACGATCCTCGCGATGGCCGGCGACGAGATCGTCATGGGTGCCGGCAGCCAGCTCATGGTCCACGAGGCGTGGAACAGCGCGGTCGGCAACGCCGCAGACCTCATCAAGGAGGCCGAGTCGCTGAGCAAGCTCAACGCCTCGATCGCCTCGCTCTACGCCGGCCGAGCCGGCGGCACCACCGACCAGTGGCTCAGCGTGATGGCGGCCGAGACCTGGTACACGGCTGAGGAGGCCGTGCAGGCCGGCCTCGCCACCCGCCTGGCGAGTGCCGACGACAACGGCAGCGCCACCGGCGAGCAGGTCGTCCCCGGCTCGACGAGCTACGGCGGCCTCTGGGACTTCTGGGACACCTACCGCTCCCAGGACCGCTTCGACCTCAGCGTCTTCGCCCACGCCGGGCGCGCCAACGCGCCCGCCCCCGCCATGCCGGCGGGCCCCCGAACCCCGGCCGCGTCCGCGCCCGGCACCACCACCCCCACTGGAAGGAGCACCGCCGTGGCGTTCAGCGACGAGCAGCTCACCACCATGCGGCAGCGGCTGGGTGTCGCCGACACCGCCGACGAGGCGACCATCGTGGCCGCCCTCGAGGAGGCCCTCGACGAGGCCGCCGACCCCGCGGCCGCCTCCGCGCTGCGGCTCCCCGAGGGCCAGGTGCTGATCCCGGCCGCGGCCCTCGCCGACCTGCAGGCCTCGGCCGCCACCACGCAGGTCCTGGCCCGCCAGCAGCACGAGCGGGACCGCAACGAGGTCCTGAACACCTACCGCGACCGGTTCGCCCCGACGAACCGCGCGGCGTGGGAGGCGGAGTACGACCGCAACCCGGGCGGCACCAGGGCCTACCTCGACGCCGCACCCGTGATCGTGCCCACCGGCTCGTCCGGCTACAACGCCTCCGAGGACGACCCGACCACCGAGGTCCGCCAGACCGAGGCCTACCAGAACTGGAGCAGCTGACATGGCGGCAGTCGTGCAGGTCACCAAGACCGGCCCCAAGACCTTCACCCCGGCCGAGCCGATCCTCGGCGGCCAGCTGGTGGAGGCCCGCGCGGCGGGCCGGATCGGCGTCGCTGCCGCCGGCTCCCTCAAGGTGCTGGGGGTGGCGGTCACCGACGCCCAGTCCCCCGACGCGGTCGCTGGCACCGCGACGGTCGTCGCCGGCCGCTCGGTGCTGAACGCGGCGATCCTGCCGGTGAACGTCGGCGTCGCCTACGGCGGCATCGAGGTCCCGGTCCTGTACGCGGCGGCCGCGGCCTTCGGCGACAAGCTCGTCGCGGCCGCCAACGGCCAGGTCACGCCCGCGGGCGCCGCACCGGACGCCCGCTCCATCGTCGGCACCTGCACCGCCCCCGCCGGGGTCGCGCTGGGCGCCGCCGGCCTCATGCGCACCGTCTAGGCCGCGCGCACCCCAACCCGGAAGGACCACCGCCGTGCCCGTGGACATCGTGAGCGTCAGCGACGGACCGCGTACCACCGTCGCCGACCTGATCGGCAACCCCCTGCTCATCCCGACGCGGGTCCTGGACCTGCTGCGCAACCGCTTCCTGTCGCAGGCCCTGCTCCGCGACGCCGGCCGCAACGCCAACGGCCTCGTGCAGTTCAACGACACCACCCCGCTCTACCTCGGGTCCGACGTCGAGAACGTCGCCGAGTTCGCCGAGATCCCCATCGGCGTCGGCCAGGTCGGGACGGCTCGCATCGCCTACGCCCTCAAGCGCGGCCTGGGCGTGCGGCTCAGCCGCGAGATGCGCGACGAGAACCGGGTCGACGACGTCAACCGGCAGATCACGCAGCTGACGAACACGATGGTCCGCGCGCAGGAGCGGGCCCTGCGGGCGCTGCTGCTCGACCCGGCCGTGCCCGTCATCGCCGCCACCGCCGCGTGGACCGGCCCCGGCGCCAAGGTCCGCCGCGACATCGCGAATGCGATGGAGGTCGTGGCGTCGGCGACGCCCAACGCGACGGCCGCCGACGACCTGCTCGGCTTCGACCCGAACACGGTCGTCCTGCCCGGCAGCCTCACCCCAGCGCTGCTGGACAACCCCGAGTTCCTGGAGGTCTACAAGACCGCGGCGCCGACCGAGAACATGCTCTACACGGGCAAGCTGCCCAACGACGTGCTCGGGCTAGCCGCGCTGACGTCCCGGTCGTGGCCCAAGGACCGCGTGCTGGTGTGCGAGCGCGGGACGATGGGCTTCTACTCCGACACCCGGCCGCTCGAGGCGACCGGCCTGTACGGCGAGGGCAACGGCCCCAACGGCGGCCCCACGGAGTCGTGGCGGTCCGACACCACCCAGAAGCGCGCGATGGGCCTCGACCAGCCCAAGGCCGCCTGCTGGATCACCGGCGTCCAGGCCGCGTAGCAGAGAGAGGACTGAGACCATGGAGATCGACCAGGTGCAGGCCGGCGAGTACGAGCTCGTCGCCGAGCAGTTCGACCAGCCGCTGTCCAAGCCGGGCGAGCCGTTCAACTTCAAGCGCTACGTCCGCGGGGACAAGGTCACGCTCGACGTGGCGGAGGCCCGCCGGCTGTACGCCGGCGGTGCCGTCGTGCTGCCCGGCGAACGGGAGAAGCTCGCGGCGCAGGCCGCGGTCGCCGCCGCGGCCGCGGCGCTGGCGCTGGTGCCCGAGGAGTTCCGCGACCAGATCAGCGTCGACGGGCTCCAGCCGGAGCCGTCCGTCGCGCCCGGCCCCGAGCAGGCGCCCGGGGAGCGGCTCGTGACCGGGCCGACCCGGGGCGCCCGCAGGTAGCCCGAGCACATGGCCCTCGTGTCGGCGGAGGACCTCGAGCTGTTCCTGCAGCGCAACGTCAAGCTCGACACCGCCGAGGTCGCGATCCGGGTCGCGGAGGGCTGGCTGCGCTCCGCGACTCGGATCGCCGGCGACTGGCCGTACCCCGTCCCCGAGGACCTGTTCTCGTGGTGCATCGAGCTCGCGGCCCTGGCCTACGACAACCCCACGGGGCTGTCGGACCTGACGGTGGGGCCGGTGGCCCGCACCTGGGCGGTCACCCGGCGGGCCGAGATCCTCACGGCCGCCGCAGGGCGGTACGGGTCCAGCGCCGCCGGGCCGTCGGGTTCGTTCCCGCCGCCGACGCCCTACCCGTCTGACCTGCCGCTGCTGGGCGTCTGGGAGGCGCGGTGACGATCCCGGCGGTCGACCTCACCGAGGAGGTCACGGTGACGTCCTACGCCGGCGAGGGCGGCTACGGGCCGGTGTACAGCGACCCGGTCACGACGCTGTGCAACCTGCAGGCGAGCCGCAAGCTGGTGCGGAACAAGGACGGCGACGAGGTGGTGTCGGAGACGACGCTGCTGCTCAGCCCCGACCAGGGCGTCGACGTCGAGGCGCTGTTCCAGCCCGAGTCGCTGGTGACCGTCCGGGGCCGGCAGTCCCGGGTCATCACCGTGCAGCCCCACCTCGACCGAGGCCTGCTGTGCTCGCTCGAGGTCACCACGACCTGAGAGGCACGACGATGACCTGGGACCAGGCCGGCCGGGCCGCGCGCACCGGCGGCGCCCGCGGTCTGCGGGACGCCGCCGGGCACCTACTCAAGGCCTCGACCGCGATCGCGCCGTACGAGCGGGACGAGCTGATCGACTCGGCGTCGGCCGACGTCGACGAGGCGGACCTGACGGCTGCCGTGTCGTACGACACCGAGTACGCGATCGTGCAGCACGAGGACCTGAGCGAGCGGCACGACCCGGGGCGGCAGGGCAAGTACCTCGAGCAGCCGCTGCACGACCAGGCCCGCGAGCTCACCGCTCTGATCGCCCAGGGGGTGCGTCGTGGGCTGGACTGACGACCTGCTCGTCGGGCTCGCGCAGCTGCTCGAGGACGGCGGCGTCGGCGCCTGGCAGACCGCCGGCGCCTACCCGGCCGACGCGCAGACGATCATCAAGGTCAGCGACCTGGGCGGCGACGCCCCGGCCAGCCAGGTGCAGCAGAACATCGTGAGCCTCACGCCGTACCCGGTGGCCGACGACCCGACGTTGAGCGACAGCGTCCAGGGCGTGCAGGTGCGGCTGCGGGGCAGCCGCGACTCCCGGTCGGTCGACGACCTCGACGACCTGGTCTTCGACCTGCTGCAGGGCCTGGGCCCGGTGACCCTGCACGGCGTTCGCGTGTCGCTGGTGGTGCGCCGCGGCGGCGCCCCGCTGGGCCCGGACGCCAACGGCCGGCACCAGCGCTCGAGCAACTACCACCTGACGGCGCACCGGCCGTCCCGCCACCGCACCTGAGGAGCCGCAACATGTCCCAGCCCAAGGGCAACGCCTCGCGCGACGAGTGGGCGGCGTTCGCGCTGGCCGCCGGCGCCCCGGCCGACGTCGTCGAGCCGCTGACCCGCGACGAGCTCCGCGACCAGTTCGGCGCGCCGGACGTCGACCCGGAGCCCGAGACGGTCAAGCCCGAGCGCCTGCCGACCTCGGAGGAGGTCACCGCGTCGTACTTCGACTCCACCGTCGGGACGCGCGTCGTGCACGTCGACCCGCTCCCGACCTCCCAGCAGGTGTCGGAGGGCTACCTGCCGCCGCCGCCGCCGATGGTCGCCGACGCCCCCTCCGTCCTCGTCGTCCACCCCGAGCAGTAGGAGCCCGACATGACCACCCCCACCCCGTCTGTGCCCGCCCGCGTCCAGCTCGGCGCCAGCACCGTCAACCGCAAGTGGTACCTCGACGTCAACACCGCCCTCGGCGGCGCCGCGGCGACGTGGACCCCGGTCGGCGGCATGACCGACTTCAAGCCCGGCCGCGACGCCAACAAGGAGGACAGCTCCGACTTCGACTCCGGCGGCTTCATGAGCAAGACCAAGACCGGCGAGGCCTGGTCGGTCGTGCTCAAGGTCGCCCGCAAGGTCCGGCGCGCCACCCCCACCGCCTACGACCCCGGCCAGGAGTTCCTGCGCGCCAAGGGCCAGGGGAAGATGGGTGTCGCGAACAGCTGCGAGATCCGGTTCTACGAGATGGAGGAGGGCGGCCCGCGCGTCGAGGCCTTCCAGGGCCTCTGCTCGGTCGACTACTCCGACGACGGTGGCGGCATGACCGCGCTGTCGACGGCGAGCATCACGCTCGACGGCCAGGGCGCGCTCGTCGCGATCGCGCACCCGGCCGCGGCGTAGCCGATGGGGTTCGTCGACCTCGGCACCTACCTCGACGACGACGGGCTGGACGTCCCGGTCGGCGACCGGGTGTTCCGCATCCCCTCGCCGGACCACGCCACCGGCCTGCGGCTGACCGCGATGGTCAACCTCGGCGTGTCGTTCGCCGCCGGCGCCGAGCTGAGCAAGAAGGACGCGGCGAACCTCAACCTCGACGACGAGCAGGAGCGCGACTTCCTCGAGCTGGTGCTCGGCCCGGCGTACCCGGAGATGGTCGGCGCCGGCGTCTCCTGGGTGCGCATCCAGCGAGTCGGCCGGTACGCGCTGCTGTACTTCACGCTCGGCCCTGAGGCCGCCGCCGAGTCCGTCCAGCGGACCGCTGAGGCGTCGCCGTCGGGGGAAGCGCCGGCCCCGAACCGGGCGGCCCGCAGGGCGCCCTCGTCGAAGGCGTCGTCGGGTACGGCGAAGTCGTCGACCCGGGCTCGGGGCTCCAGCGCTGGTACGACATCCCGACCCAGCCGGCGCAAGGCGACCTGAGCTGGCCGCAGCTGTTCGAGCACTGGGCGCTCGTTGAGCCCGACCTGCACAGCGAGTTCGGCATCGACCTGTCCGACCCCGCCCTGCGCGGCCGCAGCTGGCGGTGGCTGCAGTCCCGCATCTTCGGGCTGCTCACCGCCGACACCCGGCTGTCCCGCGCGCTGCGCCCCCCTGACGCGCCCGCGTCCACCTGACCACCGAGAGGGGTTCCGCGTGGCCCTGAACGTCGGTGTGCTGGTGGCTGAGCTCCGCCTGGACGACAAGCAGTACCAGCGCGGCGTCGACCAGGGCGAGAAGCGGTTCTCGCGCCTCGGCTCGTTCCTGGCCGGCTCGGCGAAGGCCGTCGGGGCGGCTGGCGCCGGCGCGATCGCCGCAGCCGGCGCAGTAGGCATCAGCACAGCCGCGCAGATGGAACAGGCGAAGATCGCCTTCACGACGATGCTCGGGTCGGGGCAGAAGGCCGACGCGTTCCTGCGCGACCTGTCGGCGTTCGCGGCCAAGACGCCGTTTGAGTTCCCCGAGCTGCAGACCGCGGCGTCCTCGCTGGTGTCCGCAGGCATTGAGGCCGACAAGGTCATCCCGATCATGACGACGCTCGGCGACGTCACGTCCGGCATGGGCACCGGCAGCGAGGGCGTGAAGCGCGCGACGGTCGCGCTGCAGCAGATGAACGCCGCCGGCCGGATCACCGGCGAGGACCTCAACCAGCTGCGCGACGCCGGCATCCCGGTCTACGACCTGCTCGCGTCCGCGACCGGCAAGAGCAAGGCCGAGGTCGTCGCGCTCGCCCAGGCCGGCAAGCTCGGCAAGACCGAGCTCGGCCAGATGATGGAGGCCCTCGAGTCCGGCAAGGGCCTGGAGCGCTTCTCCGGCCTGATGAAGGAGCAGTCGCAGTCCCTGACCGGGCTGTGGTCGACCCTCAAGGACACCTTCTCCGTCGGCATGGCTACCGCCATCGAGCCGCTGATCCCCCTGATCAAGCAGGGGCTGGGTGGCGCGTCGGACTTCCTCGCGAAGGTGCTGCCGAAGGTGGCCGTCGGGCTGACCGGGTTCGCGAACGGCCTGACCGGGCTCGGGCCGGTGCCCGGCTACACGGGCTGGCTGAACACCCTGGGCGACACCCTCAACCAGCTGTGGTCGGGGTTCACCCTCGGCAAGGACGGCCTCGAGGAGATCGGCGGCCCGCTCGAGGGCTTCGCGGCCAAGGGCTACCGGGCCCGCGAGATGCTGACCGCGGTGACCTCGGTCGCCAGCCAGTTCTTCGCGGGGCTCCGCGGCCGGGGCGAGCTGCAGGCGCTCGGCTCCGGGCTGACCGGCGTGCAGGCCGCCGGGCTCAAGGTGCGGGGCTGGCTGCAGCAGATCCCCCCGATGTGGGACGCACTGATCGAGAAGGTCCGCTCGGCGCGGCAGGAGTTCGGCGGGGTCAGCCTGTCGACCGGCGAGGCGTCGGGCGGCATGTCCCTGCTGGGCGGCGTGATCGGCACGCTGGTGACCGTCGCCGGCGGACTGGAGCCCGTGGTCCGGGTCGCCGGCGTCGTCTTCGGCTTCCTGGCCAGCCACACCGACACGCTCGCGAAGTACATGCCGCTGCTCATCGGCGCCTTCATCGCCTACAAGGCGGCGCAGGCCGCGGCGAACATCGCGGCGATCGCGGCCGTGCCTGTGCAGGCCGCGCAGATCGCGAGCAACTTCGCGCTCGCTGCAGCGCTGCGCGCGCACGCCGCGGCCCTGGGCTACGAGCGCGTCGGGATGCTCACCCGGATCGGGACCTTCATCAGGAGCACCGCCGTCACGATCGGCCACACGATCGCGCTCGCAGCGTTGCGCGTCGGCATCCTGCTCACCTCCGGCGCGATCCACGCGATGACCGCGGCTCAGTGGCTGCTCACCAGGGCGATGAGCATGAGCCCGATCGGCAAGGTCATCACGCTGATCTCGCTGCTGGTGGGTGGGCTGGTCGTGGCCTACAAGAACAGCGAGACGTTCCGGCGCATCGTCGACGGCGCGTTCCGGGCGGTCTCCGACGCCGGCCGGTTCATGTGGAACGACGTCCTCAAGCCCGTCTTCCGCACAATGCTCGGCGTCTGGCTGTCCGCCGCTGACGGCATCATCGGGGCTGCCAGCCGTGTCGCGCGGGCCCTGGGCATGGACGGCCTGGCCGACAAGCTCGACGCGGCCAAGGGCGAGCTCCGCGACTTCAAGGACTCGGCGATGCGCTCGCTCGACATCCCCGACCAGAGCGTCACCGTGACCGCCTTCGGCAAGCTGGTGCTGCCCGCCGGCTTCACCTCCCGCGACGCCGCGTCGTTCGCCCGGCGCGACGCCGCCATGGCGAACCGCCAGAACCGCGCGACCGGCGGACCGATCAAGGGCGCAGGCACCGGGACGTCGGACAGCATCCCGGCGATCGGCCCGGGCGGCGCCCAGTACGCGCTCAGCGACGACGAGCACGTGTGGACGGCTGAGGAGGTCCGCAAGGTCGGCGGGCACGGCAACATGCTGGCGCTGCGCGAGCAGGTCCGCCGGCTCGCCGACGGTGGCCCGGTCCTGTCGGTCCGCGCCGCCGGCCGCACCGGCAACCTGCGGCAGGGCGCGCAGACGCTCAGCGACCGGCAGGCCGCGCAGATGCGCAACCTCGGCCAGTTCGCCATCAACGGCGGCGCCGCGGCCGTAACACGGGGCTACGCGGCCTCCGTCGCGGCGACGGCTCGTGCCGCGGCGCCATCGGCGTCGAGCGCCGGCCGGGGCAACATCGACGCGGAGCTGCTGCGCCGCTTCGACCTGTTCAACCGGTCGGTCGGCGGTGCCCTGCGCGTCGTGTCCGGCTACCGGTCCTCCGCCAAGCAGGCGGCGCTGTACGCGGCGTACCTCAACGGCACCGGCAACCTCGCCGCCCGCCCGGGCAGCTCGAACCACGAGAAGTCCCCGGCGCGGGCGATCGACTACGGCCCGGCGTCGTGGGCCAGGACCGCCGGCGCCTACCGCTTCGGCCTCGCGGCCCCGGTCCGGTCCGAGCCGTGGCACCTCGAGCGGGCGTACGACCGGGGCGGCGAGGCCCGCGGGCCCGGCTGGATGCGCAAGGCCACGCTCCGCCCGGAGCGGGTGCTGTCGCCGCGCCAGACGACGGCCTACGAGCGGCACATCGCTCTGCTCGAGCGCGACGGCAGCACGTCGTCCGGGCCGGTGACGCTGAGCCGAGAGTCGCTCCTGGACCTGGCGCAGGCCATCAACGGCCGACCGGCGGTCCTCACCGTCGACGGTGAGGTCCTCGCCGAGCTCGGTGAGCGCAAGCGCCGCCGGCAGCTGGCGCAGGCCGGCCTGTGACGCTGCTGCTCGGCGGTGCTGTCGGTGCGCCGGACGGTGGGCAGGGTGGCGGGCAGGGGCCGGTCGTCCCGGTCGCCCCGCCCAGCGCCCCGCCGCCGCTGCCCGAGCGGGACTCGACCCCGCTGCGGCAGCTGCTCACCGGCGGCGACGGGTCGGTGTGGGAGCTGACCGGCCGGACGTCGGGGGTGCAGCTCAAGCGCGGGCTCCGCGGCTTGTGGTTCGCGCCTGAGGAGGCGTACCGCGACGAGTCGCCGGCGGCCGCGGGCAGCCAGTACCGGGGCTCCCGCACGCTCGAGCGGGAGGCGGCGCTGCGCGTCGGGATCTACAGCGACGGCTCTTCCGCCGACTGGTACGCCCACGCCGCCGCGTTCGCGCGAGCGCTGAACCCGCGGCGCGAGGTCGTGTGGACGGTCATCTCGCCGAGCGGCACGACGCGGCACCTGACGATGCGCTTCGTCCCGAAGGACGGCGGCTTCGACGTCGACCCCGGCCAGGCCGGCTGGACGCTGCTGGACCTCGAGTTCGTCGCCGCCCAGCCGTACTGGCGCGGCGCCCCGGTCGTCCGGCCGTTCGAGGAGTCGGCTCCGCAGGACTTCCGGGCCGGCCCGCAGCGGTTCATCTCGGCGTCGAACACCCTGGGCCGGGCGAGCATCACCAACCCGGGTGACGTGCCGGCCTACTCGCTGTTCACCGTCGAGGGCCCGACGACCAGCGTCGCGGTCGGGGTCAACGGCCAGGTCACCGAGGTGCCGTTCGTCTTGCCCGCCGGCCGCAGCCTCGCGATCGACACCAGCCCCACCGGGCAGCTGGCCGTCGACAGCGCCGGGGTCGACCGGACCGCCGAGCTCGGCCAGGTCGCGTTCGTCCCCGTCCCGCCCGGCGAGCGGGTGCCGCTGACGCTGCGCATGGCCGGCACCGGCCGCGTCGTCATCTCCCTCACCCCGGAGTACGACTGTGCGTTCGCCTGACGACGGCACGCCCCCGTTCCAGATCGAGGTCCTGGACCGGGACCGGAAGCTCAAGCAGTACGTGACGGCGCCGCTCGCGGTCAGCCTGGCGATCCGGCACAACGGCGCCGCCTACTGCTCGGTGGAGCTGAGCAACCTCGCTGCCGCGGTGCCGGCGCTGCTGGCCGAAGGCGCCCGGCTGCGGGTGACCTACGCCGGCGAGGTCCACACCGGCCCGGTCCGGCAGATCACCACGACCGGTTCGCGGCTGCGGGGCCGGGTCATCGCCGAGATGGACGGTGACCTGCGGGTCGCGCTGATCTGCATGCTCGGCTGGCCGGTGCCCACCGCCGGGCTGACCGCGCAGACCCGGGAGTACGACGTCCGGTCCGGCCCGGCCGAGACCGTCGCGAAGGGGCTCACCGCCGCCAACGCCGCCCGGCTCGGTATCCGGCTGCGGGTGCTGCCCGACCGGGGCCGTGGCCGCCACGTCCGGGTCAACGGCCGGATGCACCCCACCGGCGACCTGCTGATGCCGCTCATCGACAAGGCCGGCATCGGCCTGACGCTGGTGCAGCAGGGCGCCGAGTTCGTTCTCGACGTGTACGAGCCCCGGACGTACCCCCGGACGCTGAGCGAGGCCGGCGGCACCGTCGTCGAGGCGAAGGTGACCCGGCAGGGCCCGACCTCCACGCGCGTGGTCGTCGGCGGCGGCGGCGAGGGCGTCAGGCGCGAGTTCATCCAGGTCGTCGACGAGGCCCGCGAGACCACGTGGGGCGACGTCGTCGAGGTCTTCCGCGACGCCGACGACGCGGCCTCGGACTACAACAGCGCGAAGACCGACCACCTGCAGGCGAAGAAGGACCTGGACGAGCGCAAGCGCGACGTCACCGAGGCCGACCTCGACCACCGGCTCGCGATCAAGGAGGAGTCGGGTGTCGCGGACTCCCTGACCCGGCTCACGGCTGCTCGTGCCGCGCGGGACAAGGCAGTCGCCGCCGTTGAGAGCGCCCGTGCCGCGGAGGCGAGCGAGCGCGCGAAGTACCGGGCCGAGCTGCTTGAGCGGGGCGCCGAGACCCTCGCCGAGGGCGCCCCCACCTTCGGCCTGTCGGTGACGCTCAGCGAGACCAAGCACTTCCGGTACGGCGGCCCGTCCGGGCCGCGGGTCGGTGACCTGGTGCCGCTCGAGGTGGCCCCCGGCTTCGTGCACACCGACGTGCTGCGCGAGGTCGTCATCGACTGGACCACGCGCGGCGGCCTGCAGATCAAGCAGCTCGTCGGCGAGGTCGCGGGCGACACCACCGACCGGATGGTCGGCGCTCTGACCGCGACGGCACGAGCCGTCCGGCGCTTCCTGGCAGGAAGGTAGGCCCGCGTGGTCGCCATCGTCAGCTCCGGCTACGCCGGCCCGATCTTCGACCCCGACTGGGCGGCGCAGGCCAACGACCTTCTCGGCAACGGCAGCCGGATCGTGTCCGGCTTCCGGGGCACGCCGGTCGCGGCCGGCACCCGGCAGACCAGCGTCTCCGCGGGCGTCGCCTACGGCTGCGGGGTGCGCGACGTGATGCCCGGCGCGACCGTCGTGCAGCACCCGACGGTGACCAGCGGCAGCCGGTGGGACGCCGTCGCGCTCCGCCGGGACTGGGGCACCCGCACGACCGCCCTGGCCGTCGTGCCCGGCGGGCCGAGCGAGGTGCTGCCCGGCAGCCTGCGCAACGAGCCGGGGGTGCTGCACGACGAGCCGATCCTGCTCGTGCAGGTCACGGCCGGGCAGACCGTTCCGACTGCGGTGCGCAACCTCACGACCCCACCTCGACACGAGTCGCACGTGTTCGCCTACGCCCTGTCGGGTGACACCGTCGACGCCGCGAACGTGCTGGCGCCTTCTGGCGAGGAGTGGCCGCAGGAGGCCGCCGTCGCCCTGTTCATCCCCCGGTGGGCGAACCGGATCGCGGTCGCGACGACGTGGGGCGGCGTTCAGATCCCGCCGACCCCGGCGATCACCAGCACCGTCTACGGGGCGGCCTGGACGCGCCTGGAGACGTTCGACTTGCAGCCGTCCCGCTACTGGCTCAAGCCCGGCGACCAGGGCAGCACGAAGACGCTGCACGCCGCCGCGGAGATCGTCATCCCGGCGGTGCTGAAGGGCCGGGTCGCCCGTCTCTGCCCGCGCGCGCACGGCCCCACGTCCGGTCCGCAGGCGGTGCTCGACAACGTCTCGAGCGTGTCCATGCTCGTCGACCTCAAGGAGTAGGCCCGTGGCCGTGCGCATCGTGAACGACGTCAAGCACTACGAGTTCGGCATCGCCACGTTCGTCTTCGAGAAGCCCGACGGCACGGTCGGCCTCGACAAGGACAAGGCGCTCACGCTGTACGCCAGCGAGACGAGCCCCGACGCGCCGATCGCGCTCGGCGCCGACCGGCTGCCCCTGACCGCGCCCAGGACCAACCAGTCCGGACAGAGCCCGTCCCTGTGGTCGCCGCAGTTCGACACGGTCTTCGCCGACGCCGGTGCCGGCCGGCTCCCGCTGGTCTGCCTCGACTTCGCCGAGGCGATCAACGACGTCGCCGCGACCGCCGCGTCGCTGGCTGCCGCCAGCCTGGAGGACCGCCTGCAGAAGATCGAGGCGGACGTCGCCGGCAAGTCCATCGGCCGGCTGGCCCTCGGGCAGATGCCCGAGGGACTGGCCGTCGTCGTCGACTACGAGAAGGGCACGCACGGCGCCGCCCCGAACAGCTGGCCCACTGCCCGGCCGACAACCCGCCCCGACATGCCGGTCTTCACCATCGGGCCGCTGCCGCACCCCGCATGGCGCCTGACGGGCGACCAGGAGCTCCGCCCGGAGACCACGGCGTGAGGTTCTACCGCCTCATGGCGGACCGCACCAGCCGGCTGCACCGGCTGCGTCGGCTGTCAGCCGGTGCGGTCGTCTCGCCGTACGCCTACCTGCGGGGCGTCAACGCAGCCGGCGGGGAGTTCGGGGTCAACCACAACAACCCGGCGGACACGACCGACCCGGCGACCCTGCCTGGCCGCCTCGACAGCGACGCCAGCTTCGCGTTCTACGCCGCGCGCGGGCACAAGGCCGTCCGGCTGCCGTTCCTGCTCGAGAAGGTCCAGCCGCTCCCCGGCGGCCCGCTGGACATGGGCTACATCGACGGCACGCTGTCCCCGGCCGTGCGGTCCGGGACGAGCCGCGGCATGGTCGTGATCCTCGACATGCACAACTACGCGCGGCGCAAGGGCGCGGGCTCGTCGAGCACCACCGGCGGGCTGCCGACCGGCTTCCGGGCGACGTTCAACTGCGACACGCTCGCGGACAAGCAGCAGTGGGCGCAGGCCGGCGGTACGCACGTCGTCATCCAGGCGCTGTGGTCGGACCTCGAGCCGACGAAGGGGACGCTGAACGCGGGCAAGCTGGCCGTGCTCAAGCAGCAGTTCGCGGACTGCGCGACCGCCGGGGTCGGTGTCATCTTCAGCTTCGCGACGCACTACACCCCCGATTGGATCAAGTCGGGGCCGGCTGCGGCGCCCCGGTTCCAGGCCAACACCTACGCCGAGTGGGCGTCCGCGAACCACCTCGGCGACGACATCCCCGATGTGGTCTTCTCGAAGGTCGCGCGTGACGCGATCAGCGCCTTCCAGGCCCGCCTCTGGGCCGCCCTCACGGTCGCCGAGAAGGCGCTGATCCACGACGTGCGGCTCGGTGGCGGCCCGTACGGTGAGCTGCACTACCCGAGTCCGGGCGACCCCCGCCGCTGGTGGGGCAACAGCGCCCCCGCAGCGACCGGCGTCGGCCTGGCCGACGGGATGGTGAAGTGCCCGGTCTCCCCGGTGTTCACCGGCACGCCGAGCCCCGCGTACGTCGAGTGGTACCTCGACGCGTTGGTGCGCTACATGCTCTGGCAGATCGACCAGCTGCGCCGGCTGCTGGGGTACGCCGGCGAGACGCACATGCTGCTGCCGTCCTTCGGGCTGCGCGACAACATGGCCTACGGCGAGACCGGCTGGTCATACCAGGCCGCCGAGGGCGTCGCCTTCGAGCGGCAGATCGCCGCCTTCCGGGCCGTCGACAAGCACGTCTGGCCGCAGTGCACGTGGGTCAACGGCGAGGACCCGGTGCCCGGCGGCATCCCGGACTCCGACCGCGCGGCGCACCGCAAGATCGGTGAGCTGGCGGTCAAGTACGGCTGCACGCAGTACTTGGCCGGCGAGAACACCGGTGGCAACGCGCAGGCCGGCTTCGATGACAACGCCGACATCGACCGCATGTTCAGCGCGGACGGGGCGTACGGCGGCGGGGGCTACAAGGGCCTGTCGTGGCTCAACTTCCCGCGCCTCGTCGGCCGGGAGGCGGGCGTGCACGCCACGCTCGCCCACCTGTCCCAGCGGATGCCGTCCCGCACGAGTGGGACGGCGGGCAGCAGCGGTCAGCACCTGGTGCTCGGCGAGCCCGGTTTTCCGCACGAGCACCTGGCCGACGTCTGGGGCCGCCTCGCCGCGATCTACAGGACCGACCCGCTGGTGCACTTCGGCTTGATGAACGAGCCGCACGACCTGCCGGCCGTGTCCGGCGCCTTCGAGGGCCGGGTCGTCTACGCCTTCGACACCTCGGCGCAGGGCTGGGGTGGCGACGCCTGCACGGTGGCGTGGACCAGCGCGGTGAAGCGCGACGGCGCCGGCAGCCTCGCGGTCACCGCGAACGACCTGACGAACGCCGCCAACAAGGTCTTCATCGCCAACGACTCGAACGGCAACACGATGGTCCCGGCGGCCGGGAAGACCCTGCGGGCGTGGGTCCTCGTGCCCGCCGGGGCGACCGGCGGCAACTGGCGGGCCCGGGTGCTGCTGCAGAACGGCTCCTACGCCTACCAGTCCGGCCCCGACACGGCCCTGACGCCCGGCACGTGGGCCGAGGTGTCCTTCACTCCGCCGGACGCGCTGTGGGCCGACCACAAGGCCGTCGCGGTCCAGTTCACCGTCGACAGCCCGACCGGCACGACGCAGACCGTGCACGTCGACACGGTGCGGCAGGGCACGGTCGCGAACGCCCGCACGCCCGCGCAGAGCTGGGAGGTCCCGGCGCAGCTGTCGCTCGACGCGATCCGCGCGGCCGGCGCGAGCAACTGGGTGTGGGTCGCGGGCTACGAGTGGAGCAACGCCCGGCGGTTCTGGGACATCCACCCCACCTGGTGGATCAAGGACCCGGTGCTGCGGTCCGGTCCGGAGGCGCACTACTACCCGGACCCGGACGGCAACGGGGTGTTCGGCGACAACGGCGACAGCTACGCGTCGGCGACCACTGCGGCGAAGGCCGCCGGCTACCCGACGCTCGAGTCGCGGGTGCGCGCCGAGCTCGGGCGCTTCCTCGACGGATGCACGGCCCGTGGCCTTCGCGGGCTCATCGGCGAGATGGGCTGGCCGAAGGCGGACGACTCGGCGCAGTGGAACGGCGCCGGCGAGCTGATCTACGACCTGTGCGACGCCGCCGGCGTCGACGTCACCTACTGGGCGGCGGGCGAGCCGTGGGGCACCGGCTACGAGATGTCGATCTACCACGGCACCCCGCAGTCGGTCCCGACGGCGGTCGCAGCCGTCGTCGAGGCGCACCCGAGCGTCGCCGCCGGCAGCGGCACCGGCCCGACCCCCACCCCGACGGCCGACACCTACTCCGGCTACGAGCTCGGCTACTAGAGGAGACCGCACGTGGCAACCACCCCTCCCGCCCTCGACGCCGTCACCGACCTCACGGTCGACGTCGACCTGGCCTTCGGCGACGACCAGGCCCGGCCTGGTGTCGTCGTCCACCAGCGCGACCACGACCGCATCCACCGGGCCCTGCGGGCGATCCGCGAGGTGTGGGGCAACGTCCTGGTCGCCGCGCAGCTGGGCGTCCCGACCGCGAACGGCACCGTCGGGATCGCGACCCTGGACAGCTCCGGCCGGGTCCCCGGCTCGCAGCTCCCGCCGGCCAGCGCCGTGCCGGGCGCCGTCACGACGTTCTCCGGCACCAGCCGCACCCTCGTGGCGGCCGACGCCGACCGGCTGCTGCGCTCGCTGAGCGCCACCGCCTGCACGGTCGTGTGCCCGTCCGACACCGCCCAGACGATCCCGGTCGGCAGCGCCTTCGCTCTCATGCAGGGCGCGTCTGGTGAGCTGACCGTCAGCGGCGGCGCGTCCGGGGCGAGCAGCGCGGTGCGACGCAACCTGCTCGAGGGCGGCACCGACGGGCAGCCGGTGACGACCGCCTACAGCGCGGGCGGCGACCCGTTCGACGAGGTCGTGGGCGTCACCTTCTCCGCGGCCGCCGCCGCTGAGGGCACCATGGGGATGCGCGCGACGCTCGCGAACAGCCTCGCCGCGTACATCGGCTGGTTCTGGAGCTTCGGGCCGGCCGTCGCCGTGCGCGACGTCTGGAAGGTCCCGACCGCGCCGATGAACCACAACGTCCGGCTGGTCCGCGCCGTGCAGTCCGGCGGCGCCGTCGCCTTCGAGGTGCGCTACAACCAGGCCGGCGAGATCGACCTGGTCAACACCGCGGGCGGCCAGGTGGGCATCGCCAAGGACGCCGGCGGGGTCAACTTCAAGCCGGCGGCGAACACCACCTACACGACCGAGGTGCTGGTCAACACCACGACCGGCGCGTGGACGCTCAACGTCTACACCGGCCGGTGGGCCGGCACCGGCAGCCCCGTCGCGTCGGCGTCCGGCACCTCGTCCTTCGCCGCGGTGACGATCGTCCGCATCGGCGACCTGTCCGGGACCGTCATCGCCTCGGCGTACGTCGACCACGACGACCTCGCGCTCGGCACCAGCCTGCCGCTGGGCGCTCAGGGCGCCGTGACCGTCCGGTCCTACGGCAGCGGCCGCACCCTCGCCGGGCAGTGGGCGGGCGCGACGCTGACGAAGATCGGGCCGAACGAGTGGTGGCTCGAGGGGAACGTGGCCGCGTGACCCGCGTCCGCCGCCTGGGCCTGGCCGCCGCCCGCCGCCGCCCGCGGGTCGCCGCCCCTGTCGACCCGCCGCCCACGAGCCCGACCGGCCCGATCCCGCTCATGGGCGGCGTCCACCGGCACCTCGTGTGGAACCGCGAGGGCAGCAGCTTCGGCGCCATCGGGCTGGACGTGAACGCCAAGCTGCAGGCGATGAACACCGCGATCGTGCGGGTCGACACCGAGTGGTCCGGCTTCGAGCCCCGCGCGCCGATCAACGGCGTGCGCACCTTCGTCACCGACCCGTGGGCCGGCAAGCTCACCAACGGCCTCAAGGACCTCCGGGACCGCGGCATCAAGGTGATGGTCGCCGTCAACAGCACCCCGACATGGGAGTCCGGGCACACCGGCGTCCGGGTGCTGCCCAAGGACCCCAACTCGGTCGGGCCGTTCGCGAAGTGGCTCGTCGAGACGTACAGCCCGGCCAACGGCTACGACAACATCATCGGCTTCGAGTACTACAACGAGCCGAACCTCGCGGGCTTCGACGAGCTCGGCCCCCGGCCGGCGCACTACGCCAACTGCCTCAAGGTGTTCTACGACGCGGTGAAGGCGTCGAGCAACCCGACGGCGAAGGTCATCAAGTGCGGCCAGGCCGAGAACGCCGTGTCGGCGAACGGCGCCGCCACCGACCTGCGGTTCCACTTCGACAACTTCATCTACCAGCGGGTCGCCGCGGCCGGCTGGGGCTACTTCCCGTGGGACGTGTGGGGCACGCACTGCTACCCGGGCACGAACCCGCCGTCGGCCGTCAGCCCCGGGAACGCCTACTACCTGCTGGACCACCTGCGCTACCTGTTCGCCGAGATGGTCCGGCGCGGCGACACCTCCGACGTGTGGATCACTGAGGGCGGCTACAGCGCGCACAGCAACACGATCCCCTCGGCCCTCGGCGAGCCGCCGTCGTGGCAGGCCGGTGTGTCCGAGCAGCAGCGCGTCGACTACACGCTCGCCTACTTCGACCGGCTGCGCCGCGACTTCCCGCGGGTCAAGGCCGCGATCATGTACAACGACTGGGGCAAGGGCAACGCGCTGGCCGCGACGAGCAACGTCGACCGGCACGAGTTCGGCTACGGCCTGCTCGACCACCAGCGCGCGACGACCCTCCCGATCTACTCGGCGCTGCGGGGCAAGTACGCCGACCTGCACGGGCTCCAGACGACAGCGCCGACCGCGCCGCCCGAGCCGGCCCCCGCGACTTGGCCGACCGCGTACACGCGCCTGTCGAACATCGAGCCGGCCGCCGCGTTGACCGAGGTGTCCGGCATGGTGATGAGCACCCGGCACACCGACGTCGCCTACGTGCACGACGACAGCAGCACCAACCACGTCGAGATGGTCAACGTCCGGACCGGCAAGCGCCTCGCGACGATCACTCTGGCGGGTGTGCCGCAGGGCGACTGGGAGGACATCACCCGCGGGCCCAACGGGACCCTGCTCGTCGGCGACATCGGCGACAACGCCCGGAACAGGACCAACCAGCGGCTCTACGGCTTCCCGGAGCCGACCACGATCGCCAACGTCACCGTCACCCCGACGATCTACCCCGTCCGCTTCTCCGACGGCGTCGGCCAGGACTGCGAGAGCCTGCTGTGCGACCCGGTCACCGGCCGCTGCTTCCTCGCCTCCAAGCGCACGCAGGACGAGCTCAACGCCGGGCTGGTCGCCAAGTGGTACGAGGGGCCGACGTCGCTCAGCACCAGCGGCAACGTCTTCACCCTGACGTCGCGCAAGCACCCCGGCAACCAGTTCGGCGGCGACTGGGCGCCCGACGGGCAGACCTACGTGCTGCAGCACTACCTGTCCGCGCGGGTCTACGACCGCAACGGCGTCGAGCTGAAGCGGTCGCCGTACAGCCAGGCCGACCTCGTGCAGGCCGAGTCCGTCTGCTTCGTGCCCGGGCAGGTCGGCGCGCTCGTCTCCACCGAGACGACCGCGACGACCGGCCCGCCGATCTTCTACCTGCCGCTGTGACCGTGACCGTCGAGGAGCCGTCATGACGATGCACCTGGGCGCCTTCACCGGCGCCCCCGCCCCCGCCCCCGTCCTGCCACTCACCCCCGTCCTGCCACTCACCGCCGCGCAGATCACCGCGGTCCGCAGGCTCGCCGCGACCGCCACCTGCCCGGGCTACATCCGTAGCGCGTTCGCCAACGTGCTGTCGGTGGCGTGATGCTCAGCGAGTCGGTGTCCGATCTCGCGCGCACCCTCGTCGTCATCTTGTCCGGCGGCGCGTTGGGTGTGCTCGTCGTGGCCTTCAACGTGACGGTGAAGACCTACCGGGAGGACCCGCGCCCCGTGCACGCCGAGCTGCTGGGCACAGGCCTCGCCGCACTGGGGCTAGCCGGCCTGATCGTGATCAACGCTGCCCGTTCGATCGAGCGCATCGGGAACCCTGCCCCGACGTGGCACCTGTTCGCCTCGCTGCTCGCCCTCGTGGTGCTGCTCGCTGGCCTCGTATGGGTCGCCCGCTTCAACTGGAAGGCCCGGATCGATCGGGCAGCCAAGCGAACGGTCTTGGGCGAGTGAGCCCGGAACAGATCACAGCCCTGGTGGCGGGTCTCATCGCGATGCTCGGCGCGGTCGTAACTGGCTACTCCAAGCTGAGCGAGACCCGGACCGCTCGGGCTAAGCGCGAGCGCGAGGAAGAGTTGGCTGACCGGCGGGACTTCGTGCCGCGGGCCGACGTCGAGGCGATGCAGAAACGTCACGACGCGCAGCTCGCCGCGATGCAGGAGCGCTGCGACCGCCAGATCGAAGCTGTGCGCGCCGACCTACGGCGGCGAGAGGAAGAGATCGCCGAGCTGCGCCACCTGATCGGAAAGATCATGGAGCGGCCGGCCGGCTCAAAGGACCGGCGCAGCGACACGCACGGCTGAGCACCCGCCGGCCCGCACCTGCGGGCCGGCTCCCATCCCTGCCCAGGAGGCACCGTGGCTCTGCCATACCTGATCAAGAACGCGCCCGCACGGTCGCAGTTCCGGTCCCCGCGTCGTTCGCGCCCGAGCGGCCTGACCGTCCTGCACACCGCCGAGTCGGTGATGGACACCGTCGGGCCCGACACCGGAGCCGAGAACGTCGCCAACTTCATCCGCACCCGGCGCGAGGCCGGCTCCTACCACGACCTCGTGGACAGCGACAGCGCCCTCCAGCTCGTGCGGTACGGCGACGAGGCGTACCACGACGGGACGGGCAGCAACGCCTGGTCCCTGTCGATCTCGTGGGCGCTCGCCGCCGCGGACTGGCCGAAGCTCACCGCAGAGCGCCGCGACGCCTTCCTGCGACAGGGCGCCGTCGCGTTCCGCCGGCAGCAGGCGTGGCTGACCAGCCACGACTACCCGACGACCCCGCTGCGGCGGCTCACGAAGGCCCAGTCCGACGCCGGCCTGGCCGGCTTCATCAAGCACGGCGACCGGGACCCCGGTCGCCGCTCCGACCCGGGCATGCGCTTCCCGTGGGAGCGCTGGTTCGAGCTGTGCGCCCCCACCCCCGCGCCCCCGGCCGCGCCCACCCCGCCCCTGACGTACACGGAGGTCAACGTGCCCAAGCTCCCCCAGCTCCAGGTCGGATCGCGCGGCGAGGACGTGCAGACGCTGCAGAGCCTGCTCGTCGCCCGGCGCCCGGCGCTGCACGCCAAGCTCGCCCGCACCCCCAGCGCCCTCGCCGCCTGGGTCGACGGCATCCTCGGCGACGGCACCGCCAAGGTGCTCCGCGAGTTCCAGAACGACGCGGACGTCCCCGTCACCGGCAAGACCGACGCGGCGACCTGGGCCAAGCTCCTGCGCGTGCGCGAGTGAGCGCCCGCCGGTCGCTGCACTTCGGCGCGAACTACCCGGGCACGTCGGCGGAGCTCGCCGGGTGCGTGAACGACGCCGAGGACTGGGCGCTCGCCGCGCACGGCCTGGGCTACCTGCCCGCGCTGCACCGCGAGCCGACCCGCGAGACGCTGCTGAAGCAGCTCACCGACGCCGTCACGGGCCTGCGCTACCGCGACCGGCTCCTCGTCACCTACAGCGGCCACGGCACCTGGGTGCCCGACCGGGACGGCGACGAGCCCGACGGCCGCGACGAGGCGCTGGTGCCCGTCGACTACCGCACCGCCGGCCTGGTCCTCGACGACCACCTGCACGCGATCTGGCAGCAGGTGCCGTTCGGCGCCCGGGTGGTCTTCGTGTCCGACTCCTGCCACAGCGGCAGCGTCAGTCGGTTCATGCAGCCGCGCGCCACCCCGGTCGTCGCCTACGGCGTGCACAGGGACCTCAACCGCGCCCGGTTCCTCTCACCGATCGAGGTCCTGCCATGGGGCAGTGATGTCGTCCGGATCGAGCGGGCCGCAGCGCTCCCCGTCACCGGCACGCCCCGCCCCTCCCGCGTCGCCCTGCTCTCCGGCTGCCGCGACGACGAGGTGTCCTACGACGCCCACATCGGCGGGCGCCCGCGCGGTGCGGCGTCGTGGGCGTACCTCGATGCGCTGCAGGTGCTGGCCGGCTCGGGCCGCCCCAGCCCGTCGCTGCGGACCTGGCACGCCGCCGCGGCGGACATCATCAGCCGCAGCCCCTACTCGCAGCAGCACCCGCAGCTGCAGGCGAGCACCTGGCAGCAGCGCACGTGGACGCTGTAACCCGCGCGCCGGCCGCTGAGCGGCCGTGCCAGCTCTACGGGCCGCACTACCCCGCGGTGGTCATCACCGAAGGCCACCACCGCCACCCCGCCTACATGCAGAACGAGGTGTACGGCCAGATCCGCGACACCGAGCTGGCGTGGCTTTGCTCGAACTGCCATGAGGCCGTGCACGCGTGGCTCTACCACCTCACCGGCAAGCGCCGGCAGCCCGACCCCATCCCGCCGCCGCGCGCCCGCGCTGAGGCCGAACGCACCTACGCCTGGTACCTCACCGCTCAGGAGGCCCCGTGAAGTCCACCGCCCAGGGCACGTTCCTCACCGTCGTCGGCTTCCTCGGCATGACGCTGCTCCTGTGCGTCGTCGCGATCGCGCTGCTCGCCGGCTACGACAAGGACGTCCCGACGATCCTCGAGACCCTCGCCGTCGCCGCGCTCGGCACCATCGGGGCGCTGCTCGCCAAGACACCCAACGACAGCACCCCGCAGGCTGTGCAGGTCATCAACCGGGCGGCCAACCCGGTGAAGGTCGAGCAGGCATCGTGA